GGCTGAGTGAGCCCTCACTAACAAAGAGAGGGGTGGGGGGCAAAAAAAACTTTGCTCGCGCGGGACAAATGCAGTTTCCCATGAACTCAGGGGAACGATTCACCGCGGTGTTACGCAATCGTAACCCCCGGGCGATTGCAACGGCGCCCGGGGCGGTGAAACTGCCCAAAAGCGCTTGACACGCGGGCAAAGCCATGATATGATCCCGCAATGGACACCGCCGACTTCAATCCCGACCTGGCACTCGACGAGCTGATAGCAGCTCCCCCGCTCGCGCGCAAAGTGAACTACACTCACGCCGACATGGTGGACTTTATCATCGCCAATCCTGGAATCTCCCAGGGGGCCATCGCCCTGCGCTACGGCTACACGCAAGCGTGGGTGAGTCAGATGCTCTCGAGCGACGCGCTGCAAGAGTTGATCATCGCCCGCCGAAAGGAGATCGTTGATCCGGTGCTGCTAGCGAGCTTGGAGGAGCGGTTCCGCGGGTTGACGATTCGCAGCATCGAGGTCTTGATGCACAAGCTGGAGGCACCGGCAGTGGAAGCCGGTGTGGCGGTGCGATGTGCGGAGCTAGGAGCGAAGTCCCTTGGTCTCGGCGGCCACGCACCGCCGAAAGCGCCGGAGATGCCAGAAGGCACGCTGGACCGCCTCGCACAGCGCCTCGTCGCGCTGAACCAGACCGGAAGCATCGAAGTTAAAGCTGAGAGGATCGACTGATGGAGCCGACGACAGAACAATTGCTTTATAACACGATTCGTGACGCTTATGAATTGCTGCGTTACGAAGGTTTGAGCACGCGGTCAGCAAAGGCACGGAGCCTTCTATTGGAGACATTGGAACTCTACGAAAAGGAAAGGGGAATTGAACATGCCCGGGATTAAAGGATCGAAGCAGTCTGAGGAACAGCAAGAGACGCTTGATCGACTGAAGGCAGGGAGCGGAGCGACAAAATCCCAGGTGAGCGACGACGCGGCCGTCGAGAAGAAACCAGCTCCGCCCGCGAATCCGATAAGCTTTAGCTCGCCGCCAAGGGCACCAGCGCAAGTGCCCACTCCGCTCCGCGGCTCCGTGGATGAGATAGTGGCAGTTTGGTTTAAGGAAACCCGCGAGGACACTCCCGACATGGCAAAGCAGCACCCCATGGACTGGGTCCAAAGCCAGTTGCCGAAGCTAGTCACCGCTCTAACCCGCTAGCGTGGCCGTCCAGCTGACAGCGCAGTTGATTGAGAACTTTGCGGGGGCGTTCCTCTCCCCTCGCTACGATGAGCCGAAGCCGACCCCGCCGCTCCATCGGTCAGCGTGGACTCTCTACTGCAGCCCCTGGCCCCAGGTCGCCTGGATTGCCCCCCGCGACCACGCCAAGTCAACCGCCGGCACCTTCGACTATATCCTTGCGGAGGTGCTCTTCCGTGTCAGCGACTATGTGATCCTGATCGGTTCCACGGAGGAGAAGGCCGCCGAACAGCTCTCGAACATTTCGGAGGAGCTGCACGACAACGAGGAGCTTCGGAGGGAGTTCGGGGTAAAGAGCTTTGAGGTCGACACGCGAATGGAGGTGATCGTAAGGATGACCGACGGATACCGCTTTCGGATCCTTTCGCGGGGAGCCGAACAGCGGATTCGCGGGAGCTTGTGGAAAGGTAAGCGCCCAAACCTCATCGTGTGCGACGATATGGAAGATGACGAGCAGGTTGAGAGTAAGGACCGCCGGCTGAAATTCCGCCGCTGGTTCTTCCGCGCGGCGAAGCAGGCGCTCAGCAAGTCCGGCAAGATCAGGGTCCACGGGACGATCCTGCATGAGGACAGCTTGCTGAATCGCATCCGGCGGATGAAGACTTGGCAGCACCTGTTCTACAAGGCCCACAACAGCTTCGATGACTTCGGCGGGTTGCTGTGGCCGGAGCGATGGAGTGAGAGCCAGCTCCGTGCCCGCCGGCAGGAGTTCATTGAGGATGGCGATTCGGCGGGCTACTCGCAGGAGTTCCTGAACGACCCGATCGACAACAGCGACGCGTATCTGCGGTCCGACGATTTCATCCCGATGACAGAGGCCGACTTCGCCCGCCCAAAGATCATCTGTGCCTCGGCGGACTTTGCCGTCAGCAAGGCTGACATGGCGAACCGAACGAGCTTTACTGTCGGCGGGAAGGACGCCGGGAACCTCTTGCACTACCTGGATTTCCGGGCGGGCCGGTGGGACTCGCTGGAGTGGATCGAAGAGATGTTCAACGTTCAGACTCGCTGGAACCCCGAGGTCTTCTGGGTGGAGGACGGGGTTATCTGGAAGGCTGTTTCTCGAATCGTTTATGAGGAGATGCGCCGCCGTGACTGCTTCATCAACATCGAAGCTGTGCCGTCGATTAAAGACAAAGCGACTCGTGGCCGTTCGCTTCAAAAGCGTCACCGCGCCGGAACAACCCGGTGGAACACCCTCGCGGAGGGGTATGAGGGTGCGCGGATGGAGCTTCTGCGTTTTACCGGGCTGTCCCAGGCATTGCTGGACGACCAGTTTGACAGTGCTGCTCTCCTCAGTCTGGGGTTCGACCGGGTAGGACTGCAGGAAGAGGACGACTTTAAGGGCGAGGATGAGTGGGAGTTTGAGCGGCAGGCCGCCGAAGTCGGGCGCGAGAATCGGGCTTGCACAGGATACTAGGGAGATAAATATGAACAGCCGCACAGTAGCAGGAACCGTAATCGAGGCGCTGTTGAGCAGCAACGCTCGCCGAGCCACAAAGTTCTTAACAGATCGCTTGACCGTTAAGGCCAGCCGGATGCACAAGCCCCACAAGCGAAATCGTTACAACACCTGCGTTGTGACAATCGGCGTGCCTAACTACGCCGAGCGCGAATTCATCCGCCGCTGTAAGCAGGCCAGCGAGCCCTTTCCGGTTAGGAAGATTCAGCTGCAGTTCTACCAGCCGAAGAGCAAGCGGTGATTAAAATCTCGACTAAGTTTGCGTTACTCGCCGGTGTTGGCTGTTAAACATGTTCCCTGCTAACTACAAGCAGTCACGAAACCCGCGCAAGGTTGCAGAGCGGAGAGCAAGGCCTGCTTGGGCTAACTTGCGCTTGATGCGCGAGTTTTATATCTTGGCGGAAAAGTGTAGAACAGCTGGCGTTAATGTTCAGGTGGATCATGAAGTGCCGCTTCGTGGTAAGAATGTGTGCGGGTTGGACTGGGAAGGTAACTATCGGTTATTGCTAGCTGACGACAACTCGCGCAAGAACAACAAGTATGCTTGAGATAAAGTCCAAGCTCCCGCTCGAAACCATCCTCCACTCCTCCAACGTGGCGAAGCACCTCTCGGAGCAGGAGATCTCTGACATTGGCGCGAATTGCTGCGAACTGTTCGAGATGGACCGAAATAGCCGTTCCGGCTGGGAGCAGCGAATGGAGAAAGCCTCCAAGATCGCCCTCCAGGTCGTAGAGCCGAAGACCTTCCCTTGGCCGGGCGCAAGCAACGTCAAGTTCCCGCTCATAACCATCGCAGCACTTCAATACCATTCCCGGGTATATCCTGCGCTTGTAACGACACCTGACATTGTTCACTGCGCGACGGTCGGGGAAGATCCGAAAGGGGAGAAAGCGCTCGCCGCTCAGCGTGTTAGCGAGCATATGAGCTGGCAGTTGCTGGAAGAGGACGAAGCTTGGGAGAGTGAGGAGGATAGGGCGCTCCTAGTTCAGGCCCTGATGGGCACGGCGTTCAAAAAGAGCTACTTTGATCCAGTGCTGAAGCACAATGTGAGTGAGTTGGTGCTCCCGCAGGACCTAGTTGTGAGCTATTACACCAAGTCGATCGATTCCTGCCCGCGAGCAACGCACATTTTGAGCTGGAGCCATAACGATCTTGAAGAAAAGATGCGCAGAAAGGTCATTTTTGAGACCGACACCGCGCCTCCGCGGACAGTTCCTATGCCCTTTGGCCAACTTGCGGCGCTGAAGGACAAATCTCAGGGCATGGCGGCGCAAACCCAAGACCCCGAGCAGCCCTTCATCATCCTGGAGCAGCATAATGAAATGGACCTCGACGGTGACGGATTTAAAGAGCCCTATGTCTGCTTCGTGCGGTATGACAATCATCAGCTTCTTCGGATTCTCCCGCGTTTCCTTCCATCCGGGGTTGAAAGCGAGGTCCTGGAGGGCGAGCCACGGGTTGTCAGGATTCGGCCCGAGCGGTATTTCACGCAGAGGATCTTCATTCCCTCCCCCGACAGCGGATTCTACGGCCTCGGGTTCGGGCACCTGCTCGGCCCGCTGAATGAGAGCATAGATACGTCGATAAATCAGCTCTTCGACGCCGGAACGATGCAGAACGCTGGCGGCGGGTTCCTTGGGCGGGGAGCGCGGGTGAAGAGTGGGCCGATAACAGTGCGTCCGGGGGAGTTTATCCGGACAGAGTCCTCGGGGGATGACCTGCGGAAGTCCATTGTGCCCTTTCCCCTGCCGAATCCCTCTGAGGTCCTGTTCAAGTTGATGAGCCTGCTGATCGACTACGGGCAGAGAGTGGCGGGGGCTCCGGATGTGGTGCAGGGCCAGAACCCTGGGCAGAACACGCCCGCCGAGACCTCCCGGAACATGCTGGAACAGGGGATTAAGGTGTTCTCAGGCGTCTATAAGCGAACCTACCGTGCGATTCGGGAGGAGCTGAAGAAGCTTTACCGGCTCAACGAACTGTATCTGGAAGAGACGCAGGTCTTCATCTCGCCGAAATCCGGCCTCCCGATGAAGGCTCTGGCTACCGACTACCAGCTCCCAAATAGTGTGATCCGGCCTGCCGCCGACCCGAATTATATGAGCGATGCCCAGCGAATGAACCAGGCTACCGCGGTGATGGAGGTCGCACGGACGACCCCCGGCTACGATCTCTACGAGGTAAATAAGCAGTATCTCGCCGCCTGGAAAGTGCCGAACATCGACAAGCTCCTACCGGATCCCAAGGGACCAAACGCTATCCAGCAAGCCCCGCCGGAGAAGCTCCAGATCGAGCAGATGCGGATCGAGGCGAAAGGCGCCGAGCTGAAGCAAATCCTGATGCTCAAGCTCTTCGAGCTGATGGAAGAGCACGATCTCAACCGAGCGAAGATTCTCGAGCTGGAAGCGAGCGCCGCTCGGCAGATCGAGGAGGCGGGGGCCGAGCCAATCGCGCAGCTGACTGGAGTAATGAATGCCCAGCTGGGTGCGCTAAAGCTCCAGCAAGAGGGCCGCGTGAAGGGAATCAGCTTGCTGCGCGACCTGCTAAAGATGACGAAGGAGAAGGAAGATGGATCAGGAGGAATGGGACCAGTGGTGCCAGGAATCGACAACAAAACAGTTCTTCAAGGCGTTGGGGCTAAGGCGACTGGCCTTGCTGGAGGATTGGGCAGCGGGGCAGTTCACTAGTGGGCAGGGGGACGAGACCCTGCAAATGAATGCGAAGGCGCTTGGAAGAGTTCATCAACTGGAAGAGATAGGAGAATGCGATTATGAGCAGTATTGTTTCTATGCTGGAATACACAGAGGAGCCGGTGGTGCCGCTGGTCAAGAACCCCGGAGTGAAGCCGGTGGGGTTTCGGGTGCTGGTATGGCCGCTCCCGACGGAGAGGATAACTAAGGGTGGGATTGTGATACCGGAGCTTAAGGCCCAGCGCGAGGACATGGCCCAGACCAATGCGGAGGTGCTCGCGATCGGACCAGATGCCTGGAAGGATAAGAAAGGTCCCTGGTGTGCGGTTGGGGACCTGGTGAAGATTGCGAAATACTCCGGGCTGGAGTTCGCCGGCGAGGACGGACAGACCTATCGGATGATTAATGACCTAGATATAGTGGGGGTCTGCGATGCCTAATATGAATCAACAAAATGGTCAGCTGAAGATTGAGGAACAGAAGAAGGCTGACGAGGAGGCCCAGAAAGCGGAAGAGCGACAACAGGAGGAGGAGAGTCAGCAAGCGCAAGCCGACCTGGAGGCGGAGGCCGAACAGGATGGCTGGGTGCCGAAGGACAAGTTTAAGGGCGACGAGGCCGACTGGATTGACGCCGCGGCGTTCGTAAAGCGCGGGAAGGAAATCAATCCGATCCTGCGGAAGAACAACCAGCGACTCCTTCGGGAACTCGCTACCGCCAAGAGCGAGATCGCCGAGCTTAAGCTCACCACCAAGGAATTCGGTGAGATGTATAAGACGATGAGCGAGAACGCTTATAAGAGAGCGATTGCGGACCTTAAGACGCAGGCTCGGGCTGCGCGGAAGGACGGGGATGATGAGCTGGCGGAGGACCTGACCGAGCAGCGGGAGAAGCTTGAGGAAGAGGCGAAGAACATTAAGGTGCCGGGGACTGGAAAGGATGCTGGAGCGGTGAGCCGCAAGGCGGAACTGGATGCTATCCAAGTTGAGTGGCAGAACGACAACCCTTGGTTTGATCCGGAGAAGAACCCAGACTTGTTCCATATGGCGGAAGGGGTGGCGCTGCGGCTGGCACAGAGTGCCGAAGGCAAGGCCCTGGTGGGCACGCGCGGGTTCCTGGATAAGGTTAGCGAGCTGACCAAGAAGATGGTTCCGGATCGGTTTAAGAACCCCCGCCGAACCAGCGGGTCTCCCGTTGGAAGCTCGAGTGGAACCCGCTCCAGCTCAGAGGGCAACGGCGGGAAAAAGTCCTACGCCGACCTCCCGCCGGAAGCGAAGGCCGCCTGCGACCGACAGGTCAAGTCGATCCCGGGCTTCACGCGGGACAAGTATGTTGGTTATTACTTTGAACAAAAGGGAGTTTGAGATGCCGAACTTAACGACTGATATATTTGAGGGTTCGTCGGAAAGCGTTGCAGCAAAGCTGGACGAGCTAGTTCCGATGGAGCGAGAGCGCTTTAACTTCGGCACCGCACAAGCGAAGCTCCCGGTCGGCGGGACCGACCCAAACTATCACTACCATTGGGCCAACGACACGCCGGGGCGGATTCAGCTGTTCCAAGCCGCCGGCTACCTATTCGTGAGGAAGGGCGAGATTACGCTTCAGCCTGGCGTAACCCCGCGAGATGGAGATCTGGGCGACCAAGTGAGCGCAATTGTAGGTAGGAATGAGGATGGCACCCCGCTGAGAGCCTTTCTGATGAAGAAGCTCTTAGTTCATTATATGGCGGATCAGCGCAAGGGGCAAGAACGTCCTGATGCTATTGATGCTGCTATTCGGGCGGGGAAGACCACCCAGGATACAAACAACCGGGCTTTCTATATCCCCACCGACGCTCCAATTCGGATGCGTGCGGAGGTTGGAAGGCCCAAATCTGATGAATCTTAAAGGAGCTTAAATGGCTAATATAAATGCACCAAACGGCCTGAGCCCTGTGAGATACCTCAATGGCGCTCCGTGGAACCAGCAGGTTAACCTTTATCGAATCCCGGCGGGTAACACCGACCAGTTCGGTATCGGGGACATCGTAATTGCAGCAGCTGGAGCGGATGCCAACGGGGTGCCTGACATTGGCAAGGCAGTTGATTCCTCGGTCCCTCGAGGAGTTCTAGTAGGAGTTGATCCGGTTCTGACGAGCGGACTTTCGCTGGTTGGAAGTGCACTGAACTTGGAGAGAATCTCCATCCCCGCGACGAAGGCAAAGGATTACTATGTCTACGTTGTGGATGATCCGAAGACGATCTTTGAGATCCAGGGCGACAACACTACGACCTTGACGGCCGCCGGCTTTATCACCGCGAACGCCAAGCCGACAGTGGCTAACCCGGCAACGGGAAGTCCCTTCAGTGGAACAGTTCTTGCAACTGGAACAGTTGCCACTACGAACACCTTCATGCTCAAGATCCTTGGGCTAACATACAAACCAGGCGCAGATTTCACCGCTTATACGCGCTTCCTTGTGATGTTTAACGTTCACGAGTTTAATGGCAGCACCACTGCCATTGCTCCATAGGGAGAACCAATATGCCCGGCGGAATAATCAGCACTGGTAGTCACCCTAAAGCACTATGGCCTGGGATTCGGGAATGGTGGGGAAGGGAGTATGATGAGCACAAGACGGAGTGGACCGATCTGGTCGATGCCGAAACCTCGACGATGAACTACGAGGAATTCGTGCAGCTAACGGGGTTCGGGCTGGTTCCTGTGAAACCACAGGGCTCTGGCACGAGCTATACGAGCGAGATCCAGGGGTTTACGACCAGAATGACCCACCTTACGTATAGCCTTGGCTATATCGTGACGCAGGAAGAGCTGGAAGATGATCTCTATGAGAAGGTAAGCAAGACTCGGAGTCGTGCGCTGGCCTTCTCGTTCCATCAGACCAAAGAGAACGTTGTGGCGAACATCTACAATCGAGCCTTTAATGCTAGCTACCTCGGCGGAGATGGAGTTGCGCTTTGTAGCACCGCGCATCCGAATACCTCGGGTGGGACCTTCAGCAACATGCTCGCGGTGGGGGCGGACCTCTCCGAGGCTGCAATGGAGGACTTGCTGGTGCAGATCATGGGAGCCACCGATGATGCAGGGCTGCTGATTTCGCTGATGGCGAGGTCGGTGATAGTCTCGCGACAGGAATGGTTTAACGCTAACCGCATTATGAAGTCGGTGTTCCAGCCTGGAACAGCTAACAACGACATCAACGTGCTGAAAGCGACGAACGCAATCCCTGAGGGAATTAAGATGAACCATTATCTTACGTCCCCGCACGCCTGGTTCATTCGGACGAATGTCCGGGCAGGAACGGGAATGATCCTCTTAAACCGCGTAGCGATTAGCTTTACGCAGGACAACGACTTTGATACGGATAACGCGAAGGCGAAGAGCCGGGAGCGTTATTCCGCTGGATGGGTCGATCCGCGAGCGGTTTATGGGAGTAATGGACCATAAGGTAAGGTATCGCTGCTTTATCCGGAGGGGGAAACCTCTCCGGACTTTTAATCTCACAAAGGAACCATCATGACAGCACCAACGAGATTTCCCTACGGAATTTCCACTAACACCCCAATTCAGACGCTGGCAAACTTCGGTATGCCAGACCCCACAGAGTATCATACGCTGTTCGACGACTTTAATATTTTCACCGCGGCCAACTGGATAGTTACAGAGACCGGAGCAGCGGGAACAGTCGCATTAACGGCGGGTAACAATGGCCTTTTGCTGATCACCACCGACGCGCTGGACAACGACGCGGAGTGGATTCAGAGCTTGGTCGGGAGCTTCCTGCCCGTGGCTGGGAAGAAGCTGTTCTTCAAGGCGAAGTTCCAGGCAAGCGAAGCTACGCAGTCCGATATTATCTTCGGTCTGCAGATAATTGACACCACTCCGCTTGACGCTACGGATGGAATTTACTTCTACAAGGCCGATGGTGCTGCTACCTTCGACGTGTTTGTAAGGAAGAATGCGACGACGGGAAGCAATACTGGCGCGGCGGTTGGCACGCTGGCTGCAGACACCGACATAACACTGGGCTTTTACTTCGACGGCATCGAGACCACGAGCTTCTTCATAAATGACATCTTGGTGAAGAACCTCAGTTCGGTGGCGGCCTACCTGCCTGATGCCGCCTTGGCGATGAGCTTTGGGTATCAGAATGGTGCGGCGGGGGCAGAAACGATGACAGTGGATTATGTGTTCGCTGCGATGGAGAGATAGCCATGCCGATCAAAAAGGGCTATAGCAAGAAGGTCGTCAGCTCGAATATTCGCGAGCTGATGGCCACTGGCCGGCCGCAGAAGCAGGCGGTCGCGATAGCGATGCGGAGTGCAGGAACTCCACGCAAGCCGATTCATCGGGCTGTTAAGAGGGGGTATTGAGATGAACAAGCAGAATAGGAATGGAGCAAAGAACGCGCCGGTTCCTGCGGTGACGCTGCCGGGATGCTGCGCGGGACAGCCGGTTAAGGTCCCACCCTGCAAGGTGTTCCCGCACCCCTTCAAAGCTACGGCTCGCAAAGCCGAAGGAGGCTAGATGGCACTCGCTGCGACAACGCAGTTGCTGGAAGATGGCCCGCGGAACGTGGTTGCGAAGATCGCGGGGACCGCCGATACGATGGACCCGCTCTTGTTCAGCTCGATAATTCCGGGCTGGCCGGGGCAACCACTCGCGAGTGCCCTAGGGATTAAGAAGATCGAGTTCAATATTGAGAGCGGGACGAGCATCCAGCTTTACTGGGAGGCAAGCGTTAACAAGTTGATTCTCTCCCTGGCGGGTTGGGATACTCAGGATTATACGAAGTTCGGGAACCTCTGGAACAATGCAGGGGCAGGGAAAACGGGGAACATCCTGATGTCGAAGACCGGCTCGGGTGCGTTCTCGATGATTATCTGGATGATTAAACAACGGCCAGCGTTTGGCTAAAGGACCTTTATGGCATTCCTTTTTATCGGGCAGGAAGATCTGGACTTTACCTTCCTTGGGGCGTGCACAGTAGATACTGCTGTGACCACCGCGCGGGATACGACGAAGTCGCGATGCTCGCTGAAAGTCGCGCCGACCTCGAACTCCCCACAGGATGGTTGGCAAGGGGCCTTTACAGCTAGCGCAGCGTTCTGGTTTACGGGGCTGGTATCCTTGGTGGTTGGAACTGCGAACGTGGTTTCAGACTTTGTTGCTTTTAAGGACGGGATGGACCGCCGGCTGATTGTAACGACCTCGGCAGGTGGAGGAGGGTTCTGGCGGCTCGTGAAGCGAAATGCGGCGGGCACCAATACGACGCTGGCGACCTCGGTGATCCAGCCAAACTTTACTGGGCTCAAGCAGAAGATTGACTGCTTTGTGGATTATGGAGCAGCTGGGCAGTTTATCCTTTATGTCAACGGGACCGAAGTTATCAACTTTAGCGGGGATCTTACGACCGATGGTGCGACGGATCTGGATGGATTCTCGGTCGGGACTATCCTGACGCATACAGCGGCGGCCTCTTATATTGCTTACTGGTCGCAGCTGCTCGTGGCGGAGGACGATACCAGGAGCTTATCACTGACGACTCTCCCGCCGAACGCTGACGGGAATGCGTTTGATTGGTCAGGGAGCTTCGCCGATGTAGACGAGGTTACGCTGAACGATGGCGACACCTGCGAAAGCACCGCTGCCAACGAGGTTATGCAGACTACGATAGATGATACAGGAGTTCCAGCTTCACCTGTAATTGTCGCGGTGGCGGTTAGCGCACGGGTGCTGAAAGGCGCGAGTGGCCCGACGCAGGTTCAGGGCAATGTGCGAACGGGGGCGGCAGACTTCTTTGGAACTAGTCGGGCTCTTGCGACTAGCTTTGGTCGTGTATCTACGATATTCGAAGAGAACCCTGATACTACTGCACCTTGGACCGGGCCAGAACTAACGGATGCAGGCTTTAACATCGGGCTAAAGTCGATAGCTTAGCATGACGCAGACCTCGAAGCTGGTCGGCTATGAGGTTAGCGGCGGATCGCTGGAGAGCGAGGCCGGGAGTAAGCTCGTAGGCTACCTGGTAGGTGGCGGCTCGCCGGATACGGTTGCCTGCAGCAAGTTAGTTGCTTACGCTGTATTGAGTGCAGACCGCTCAGACTCGCTGTCGGGAGTGGTGGGGACTGGTGCAGTTGGCGCGCTGGTAGCAGGCCGGCAACAAGCCCTTACGGGAGTAGAAGCTATCGGCGCGGTTGATTCCCTGGTTGCGGACAATCTGCTGGAAGTTGCGTTGAGCGGTGTAAGTGCAATAAGTGCGCTTGGTAACTTAGGGGTGGAGGTAAACGAGGATGTGACGGTAGCTCTTACAGGGGTCGCTGCAACCGGCGATGTAGGGAGCTTGGGCGTTCAAGGAACCGTTTTTCCTCCTACCCCTTTCGAAGTGCAATTGCTGCTAGACGGGCCGCGGTATTCGTCGATCAAGGCCGCGAGCACCCTCGGGCAGCCCCTGCCGCTCTCAGTTCTAATCGACCCCGCCGAGGTCTCCTCGATTATCCCCGGCTGGCCGACGGATCTCAAGCCCCTGCTGCTCGCAATCGACATGATCGACTTTACCATTGATATGGGGCTGACGGTGAGCCTGTGGTGGGATGAGGGCACGCCGAAGTTGATCTGTGACCTGGTGCGGTGGGGCAAGTTTCGGCCCGCGCAATTCCTGCAGAATAACGCCCTTGACCCGACGGGGATTATCCTGATCAGCACGGCGGGGACAGGGAGCTTCAGCTTGCTGATGCGGATGGTTAAACAAGGACCTTTTGGGTAATGGACAAGTTAAAAGGTGTAGCCTTTATAGTTTGGTGCTGCCTATGGATTTCCTACCGGATCTTAGTAGGGCGCAAGTGGAACTTGTTGATAGTCGATCTAGAAGAGAAAACAGGCCGCCAGCGCTATAACTATAGAATAACAGGCGGAAAGTATGTTTTGGAGAAGGATCCTTTTCTTAAGCGTAACAGGTTGGAGGACTAACATGGGACACGCAGATTACTGGAAGCCCGGTTCCTACAACGCGATCTGCGATATCTGCGGATTTAAGTATAAGGCGGAAGAACTCCGCCGCCGGTGGGACGGAGTGATGTGCTGTCCAGAGGACTGGGAGATCCGCCACCCTCAGGACTTCGTTCGCGGGGTGAAGGACCAGAGGGCGCTGCCCTGGACGCGGCCGGAGCCGCCCGATGTCTTCATTGAACCGGGAGATGTTGAACCGCAGGACTACCCTTCGAGTATGCAATAATGCTAACTTTGCTTATCCGCTTCGGCTGTGCGGCAGGCGCTGGAATCTTGTTTGGGCTTGCTGCGGAGGACTGGCAAGTTGGCGTGGCTTTCTCCTTAGCAATAATGGCTTTATTACCAGACGGTAGGCTATGACCACTTCCTTCAGCGTCAATCGGAACGAGATTATCAACGCCGCGCTGCGCGCAACGGGCAAGATCGGCCTAACGCAGACGGTCCCCGCCGAGCTGACGATCAACGCCTCGCAGGCCTTCAACATAATGATCAAGCAGTGGATGGCAAAGGGAGTAACCCTGTGGAAAATTCGCGAGGTAATCGTAGCCTTAGTCCCGAACATAAACAAGTATCCGCTTGGTCCGACTGCGGCATACGTATCATCTGTCCCCGTGCTGACGGGGGGAGCTGCCTATACCTCGGGTTCCCAGGTTTTATTCAGTGCTCCTGTGGCTTTCAGCGGTTGGACCGGGACGGCGGCCTCGGGGGTCCTGGAACTGTTGGCTGGAGTGGTGACGGGTGTTACTATTACTAGTGGAGGGGGAGGATATACAGAAGATAACCCGCCGATCATGACGGTGGGAGCGCCGGGAAGCGGAGCGACCTTTGGCGACCCAGTGCTAGCTGGGACGACGGTGCAGAGACCGATGCGGGTGTTGGACCAAGGGAACTTTATCCGGGACCTCTCGACCCCGCCGAACTACAGGGACGTCTCTATTAACCTGCTCGCGAGGACCGACTATGAGATGTATGGCAGCAAGTTTAGTCTTGGGGTTGTTAATAGCATTTTCTACGATCCTCAGCTTACTAATGGACAGCTCTACGTCTATACTAATGTGGCTGACGATAGCGTCGATCGCGAACTACATCTGTTTTGCCAGCTGCCTTTCGAAGACATGGACGAGGCGACCACCACGCCAGATTTTCCGCAAGAGTGGTTCGCGCCGCTGAAGTGGGGGCTTGCGCGGGAACTCGTGACGGAGCTGGGCTGTGACGAAACGACCGAGCGGAGGATTAAGGAGCATTATCAGGAAACGCTCTCGGACGGGCTGAATAATTCGGTGGACGAGGCCTCTGCTTACTTTACGTATGATACCAGGGGGAGGGGATAGACCCATGTGTTACAACGGTGTAACCCCCCGGTGAATGGAAACTAAGCGCATCCCCCTTCCTAGCATCCTCGCTTCCCGCGACTCAACGATCGGGAAGGATGGGTTGCTGACGAACTGCTACGCGGAGACCGGTCCGGATGCGGAGAGGATTGTCAAGCGGCCAGGGACCGCCCTCCGGGCGAACCTAGGCGGGGACTGCCCCGGCCAGGGAGCGTTCTTCTTCGCCGGCGGACCCGTGTTCATAGTCTGCGACGAACTATTCACCGAGCTGCCGCCCGCCGAAGTCAACGTCGCACTGTCCGGCGTTGAGGCTACTGGCGCCGTTGGAACTATGTTTGTCTCTACCGACCCTCAGTGGGTCTGGGTCGTAGTAGCGCCCGCGATGGCGTTTCAGAAGACCTTTATCACTGCAGGTTGTGGAGGTTCGACTCCCTACAAGCGCGTTTGGACGAGTTACAGCAACTATTCCTTTGGCATCGAGGTGATAACCTTCGGCGGGGCGCATCCACCAGTGAGTGGAACTTGGGACGCAGCTGCGCGGATGAACGCCGTGGGGGCAAACTTCCCAAACGTCACAGAGACCTATTACTCCAGCAGTAGTGGCACTCCGTTCAACGGAGCGACGCACGGCTTCTACGATAACAACGTTCCAGTTGTATTTGCGACTTCGCCTTGCGTGTCGGCACCTGGACTGACTCAGTGGGACATCGATAATAATTTGGATAATAACAGTCAGGTGTCCGAGTTCGCTTTCGTCTGGATTATGCCCGAGAACATCATGTATGCGCTGACGACAGCGGATTGGAGGTCTGACGGACCGCCGCCTGCTTGGGGGATCAAGACTGCGGTACTAGATGCACTACAGAGCTACAACCGTCCGATCTACTACCCAGACGGTGCTACGATTTACTGGACACCATGAGCTTCCCTCTTCCAAGCCCTGGTATTGCAGGTCAACCGTATCAGTTCGCGGTGATTCCGTCTAACTTTACGCTGCCGAGCAAGCTCTTTATCAAGAATACCACGGCGGCCTATATCTGGGATGGAACGAGCGTAGTACAAGTGACGGACCCAAACTACCCTGCGCTGACAGTCTGGGGCGTTGCCTATCTGAATGGTCGCATCTACGTAATGGCTCCGGATGGGACGATTTCAGGTAGTGAGACCTTCGACGGTCTTACCTGGCTCTCGACAACCATCATCGCGGCGAAGAGCGAGGGAGACCCCGCCGTTGCGCTGGTCCGCCACTTGGTCTACCTGATCGCGCTGAAGGAGAAGTCGTCGGAGTTCTTCTACGACGCCGGGTTGCCCGCGCCAGGCAGTCCGTTGCTTCCAATGACGAACGCTTTTCTCGAGATCGGTTGTGCGGTTGGCGGGAGCATTGCACTTAGCGACAACACTGTATTCTTCATGAGCGAGTCGCAACCAAAGGGCCGCTCGATCAGCCGGATGCGTGGATTCGAGGGCGAGCCGATCTCGGATGTGTTTATTGATAGGATTCTGAACGCTGACGACCTGGCCTATGTATGGTCCTTTGTCGTGAAGAAGAATGGACATGTGTTCTATGTGCTGACGCTGAAGACTAGTGCAATCACGCTGGTCTACGACGATAAGATGAAGAAGTGGCACCGCTGGACTACCTACACGGTGGGGGAAGAGGTTGAGATCGAGGTCACAACGGACGAGTATGGAATTACTACCGCGACGACCACGAGTCCGAACTCACTGGAGGACGGTGATCCTATCAGCGTGACTTACAACAACGGTGTGTTGGATATAACAGAAACGGTGAATGTTACCTTCGTCTCTACCGTTCAGTTCACCTTCACCGCGAGCCAGACAGTAGTCGACGGGAGTGCAAACTATATCCCTTGGATATCATCTTACTTCCCCTTCGTCTTCTACACCCGCGGAGCAAACGAGGACTTGCTGCTCGCCGAGCAAGGCTCCGATGTGATGCTGTTCGAGGATGCCGTTTACCAAGACAGTGGCCAGCCGATCAACACACTCGCGAGGACCTCTATAGAGGACTGGGGAGTTATGCGCGAGAAGCGCTTTAATCGGTTGGAACTGGTCGGGGACCTAGAGCCGACGACCGTTCTGGTCCGCTACAACGACCACGATTATAAGGCCGCGAAGTGGAGCACCTACCGCTCGATCGTGGTGGAGGCGGATCGTGCGCAGATCGCTGCCTTGGGCAGTGGCCGCCGACGCGCTCACGAGTTCCGGCATACTGACAATACTTCTCTGCGAATGATCGCACTGGAAGCTGACTTCGATGTAGGAGCACGATAATGTCTATTGGCTACTTTAACCGTAACCCAAAGAGTGTGTTTTCTCGTTATGGTGCGGACCTTGACACGAACGATCGAGATCTGTTTGTCAAGCGAGACGATGGGACCTATATGGATCTGAAGAGCCGCTCGGCGGTAGACCCAACGCAGCTGTTCGATCTAGACCCTCGCAATACAGCGGATAGCCCGGTGCAGCAATACGACACGGAGAACTTCCTAGCGGCTGACGACACCGAGATGTGGGACTATATCAAGAAGAAAGACCCTGCGACCTTTACTGGAAAGTATGCCGATGCGGACTATATCTATAGTGATCCTGCGATTGAGAAGCGTTATAATGACCTGGCGAATGAATACGCTGAACTGATCATGCCGGACGAGAACGTCTTTGGCGGTTTTATCAAGGACGTAATGAGTAACCCCGCAAGTATGCTGATGGGCGGGGCACTAGGCTCAGCTATATTCAGTGGGCTTGGTGGCTTCGACATGAGTAGCCTGTTCAGCGGCAGCGGAGTTGGCGCGCCTACTGGATGGACAAGTGGCTTCGACCTGGCGGGTGGTGGAGCCCTTGAGGGAGCTGGATCAGCAGGTTGGACAAGTGGCTTTGATCTCCCTATGGGAGGAGGCAATATGGCAGATTGGACTAGCGGCTTCGACCTACCGATGGGAGGAAGTGGTAGTGAGTGGACTTCAGGGTATGATATTCCAGGAGGTGGAGGCCCCTTTTCGACAACCAACGGCGGATCAACAGTTGGTGATGTTGCACAGTCCTGGGAGAGCAACGCCGGGCAGCCGGGGGTGAGCGGGCCAGCGGGCGGGAGCTCGTGGCAGAACATACTTCAGCAGCTTATGAGCGGAGGCACCGGAACGGGGAACAACGGCTTACCGAACTTGCTGAGTGGTCTAACGGGCCTGTTCGATATATTTGGAACAGGGCCCTTTTCTGCGAGGGGCATTACGGAGAAGGCGGCCGGCAGAGCCGACCCCTTTATGGAACACCGCGGACCCTCTGGCGACATGCTGATGAACTTGATGACGAACCCCGGGAGCTTCAACCTCACACCGGGAGCACAGTTCACAATGCAGCAAGGGACTGAGAACCTCACACGGAGTAATGCCGCGAAAGGGCTTTTGGGCTCCGGCAATATCCTCGCGGATATTATGCGGTTTGGAGAGGGCGTTGCGAGTCAGGACTATTACAACACGGTTGACCGGCTGATGCCGATGAGTGGAGCGACGACGGGGAGTCCGGCGGCGGCAGGGAGTATTACCTCTGGCCAGCTCACGAACCGCAACAGCGCACTAAGGAGTATAAGTCAAGGACTGGCTCCAACTACGCCAGGAGGGAATACAAGCAGTAGCGGCGGCCTCCTTCAGTCCCTCAGCGGGATCGGTAGTGGCATTAGCAGCATTCTTGGTCTGTTCAGTTAGGAGGCCGCGATGGCGCTATTCGGCTTTATGGATGGGTTTAACGAGCAGAGAGAAGTCGAGCAGAAGCTCGAGAGCGAAGCGCAGCTCAGCAAGTTCCGCGCGATTGAGGCCGGCATGGGTCTGCAGAAGATACAGAAGCAGGCGGCGGTAGAGAGCATCTTGGCGAAGGTGTTCGCGGGGGCAGAGCCCGGCGAGGTCGCGGGGGGAGATCCTGAGATCGCACTTGCTAATAAGATGACGAAGGCGACCCCGCTGCTGATGGCGGTAGATCCTGCGATTGGACTGCACTTCGCCACCGGCGCGTCGGAGATCAAGAGACGCAAGTCGATGGCGGAGAAAGAGCGACTGGACGCGCAAGCGGAGGCGGAGGAACAGCGCGGGGGGATTCTGGCGTCGATAGATAGTCAAGAGAACTATGGTCCAGGAATGGAGCAATATGTCGCTGCCGGCGGAAAGCCCCCGCCGAATCTCACCGGCGACTGGGAGCAAGATCGCCCGGTGATCCAGCGGATGGCCAACGCTACGATGAAGGCGAAGGACCAGGCAATCATCAACGCTAGAGAACTGGCCGCTGACGCAAAGGCGGATAGAGATCGTAGGATAGCTGCTTCGGAGTTCGAAAAGCTTGGGCAGGCTACCGAGAGATTGCGGCTCCAGCGAGAAGAAAACGCGCGCAAGAAGCTGGAAGATGACAAGGAAGCGTCAGCGCGGCAATCTAATATCCGCCGGCTCTCCGTTGCCAACGATCGAGATGTTGACAAGGCGTATAAGGAACTACTCGCGCGCAGCGATAAGCCGAATTTAGCGAAGGAGCAACTTGCAGTTATCGCAGCCCGCGCGGCTACGAAGGCAAAGTCGCGCTTGGTGTCAGAGGGCCAAGAGGGGGCAGACTACCTTGACCTTGTTAATGAGGAGCTGGATTCGCTGTTAGATCCAAAGTCGGGCGTCGTGGACCCCGGCGAGAAGTCCTCGTGGTTCGATCCCTTTGGGTTGGTCACGGGCCGGAAGGGATCGCTTAAGGCGGGGAAGGAGCCAGTTAGAGCGGCTGAGAGCGCTGCACCCGTCGAGGACCAGAAGGGAAAGACCAGACCCATCCACGGAGTGGATAACATAGAGCTTGCGGCGAGGACCGCCTGGGGCAGCTACGAACCAAACAAGTATGACTATCGGATGTTGAACGGAAAGCCGCAACGGAGTCCTAAATAATGGCTGAGCGCGTTTGGGAAGATGCACCTACGGACTACTACCGTGGGTTGGTGTCGCGGGTAGCGAAGGAAGAAGGGCTGGATGAGGATCTGGCGCTGCGAGTAGCGGGCGTTGAATCAGCTTTCAAGCCAAGCGCAGTGAGTCCAAAGAACGCGCAGGGCTTGATGCAGCTGCTGCCCGCGACCTTCCGTGAGGTTATGCCAAAGGGGGATATAAGCAATCCCGAGCACAATGCGCGGGCGGGAGTGCGATATCTTAAGAAGCAGCTGATGGAGTTTGGAGACGAAAAACTTGCCCTAGCAGCTTACAACGCCGGGCCGAGCGCGGTGAGGAAGGCGGGCGGAATTCCGAACTACCCTGAGACGAAGGCGTATGTGGAGAAGATTATGAAAGGGAGGCCGGCTAAGGATGCGCGAGTGTGGGAGGATGCTCCAGTCTCGCGACAAGCTGTCGAGGAAGACCCGTTGGTTAAGAGTGTTCGAGAAAGCCAAACTCCTGGTGCGATTGCGAAGCAAGCGTTCGCGGATGTTGGAGATCAGGTTGCAGGGAACCTACTCGTCGCCGCCGACATGCTGGCGGGAACGCCTGCGCTGATAGCTAGCTATTTCATGGACATCCTGGGGCGGACAGGTGCGTCGATCAGTGCAGCTGCCCGCGGAGAGAAGGTAACGCAGCAGGAGGTCGCGGCTGCCGGAAAGGAGTATACTGCGCAGTTGATCCCGGAGACGCTGTTCGCGCCGATCAAGAAGATGGCGGATATGGCAGGACCAGAGGTTGCGTCGGCCTATGAGACTTCGGTGCTGGGTAGGGTGATGACGGCTATCGGCCACGGCATCGAGAACAGTGCAAACGCAGTGTCCAAGAAAACGGGCATTCCAGCGGAGGATGTCCAGACCGCTGTGAACGGAGTTATGGGTTGGTTGGGGGCGAAAGGACTTAAGGGAACAGCGAAATCGATCGCAGAGGATCTGGCGAAGTTCAAGACGAAGGGAGAACTTCCTGCGCCTGTGGCGCGAGGGGCAGAGGCAGCTGCCTCAGAGTCGCCGCTGGATGCGGTTGCTGCGAAGGGCGCGTTTGAGCAAAAGATGAAAGAGTTCGGGATTGAGGACGAGCTGGTGAAGCCGGAGGAGCCGAGTCTGGTGGAGGTTGCGAAGCGGGGGGAACCGCAAGAGAAGCCCGCGGTTGCGGCACTCTTGAAGCCGGCAACTGCTGCACCGAACTCTGTGGATAGTGGTCCTGTTCGAGCCCCACAGCGTCTTGTAAGAATAGGAACAGGCAAGGAATACGAGTTTCAGAATGAGTGGGTTAATAGAGCTTTAAAGCGGCATGGCTTGCCAGAGAACCTTCCTGTTGAAGACTTTGATATTAGGGCCTTTCCAGAGAAGGGTGATGCTATAGAGGCTATTCGCCCTGGTGACCTTGTTGTAGGGCAGCATTTAGCGTTCAAAGACAAAAGTGCTGAGAAGGACTATTTTTATAACAAGAACAATAAAGACTTGATAGCAGTAGCGCATGCAAAAGGCGCTGATGTTTTACTCCTGGGAGAGCAACCTGATGGAAGTAACATTCCATTAGGAAAGTTGTATCGTGCTCCCACTGGATTCATGAAGCCGGCAGCAGTAGGGACAGCTGCAGCGGGAGTTGCTATTGCGCTGGACCAGATGAGTCCAGAGGAGATTGCAGGGCTCTCGACCGCCGCCGTGCTGGTAGCGGGGAAGCCGAAGCTGCCGGGAGGAATGTGGCATCCGGAGGCGGTGAAGAGGTTGAGCGAGCCGCTGAGGGATAAACTACGCTCAGGTGCAGATGTTGCGAGAGATGAAAACTTAATAACCAAACAGGTAGACTCACAGTATTACGATACTCCCGCTGAAAAAACCGCAGAAGCTAAACGTTTGTATGCAGAGTCTCCTTCGGGGAAAGCTGATGCCTGGGCTGAATCCCGCATCAAAACCTACCTCAACAAGCACGCCGGGACCGAGACTGATCCGCTGAAGGACATTAAGATCCCGATGGCGGGGGATGAGGCGACTTGGGGGAGTGTTACAGGTAAAGTGTTTGGCGCAGAACATTCTAGTAAGTATCCAGGAGAGTTTGAGTTCGGCATTAAGAGGACAAATCTAAGTCGTCAACCCTTAAATCCTTTTGAACTAAATGCCCTCGAATCCTACCTCGCCCACGCCGGCGACTTCGCCCACGAGTTCATCCCGCCGGAGAAGCTCGGACAGTATGATCTGGTGAGGTTGATTAAGGAGACTGCTGCCCAGGACGCGAAGCAAGCCAAAGCAATGGCTGATGCTATTGGCTATCAAACCGATAAACTTCCACAATACAAAGTCTACCCAGACAAGATGCGCTGGGTGTCTGTTGGAGATGTAAAAGCGCTTGATGCAGAGATGATGGCTACGCTTGAACGGGTAAAACTAAATACACTTGATGAAGGCTATCAAGCTAACTATCCAAATGGAACTCCTATACTTCGCGGAGGTAAAGGCGGGACACCTGTAGTTGAGAAGACCCCGCTAGAAGCGTATAACGCTGGGCAGCTGGTTAACGAAGGTAATATAATGGGCCACTGCGTTGGAGGCTATTGCGAAGCGGTGCACTCGGGCGAGAGCAAGATCTATTCGCTGAGAGATGCGAAGGGGATGAGTCATGTGACGATTGAGGTGGCTCCTCGCAACGCAGGAAATGTAGAAGCCGCCGATGTTGCATATTTACCAGCTGAGTTGCAAAGCCAGATGGCGGGTCTTTCTTACAAAGAAGCTTCAGAGCTTATGCAAGAACACTTGCCCTCTGATATCATCCAGATCAAAGGCAAGCAAAACCGCGCTCCCA